CACTATTGATTGTACTTATTGTTCAATACGCTAAAGGTTGATTATGAATAAAGAAAATGTTTTAGATAATGGACACGTTCATCTCGTTGACAAAATGGGAAGTGATTTGACCGTGTGTAACGCCGCCCGCGTTTCCTTCAATAACGAAAGTGAATGGGCGGTAGACGAAGAAGTAGAAGCAAGACTGAAGAAGTCTAACTCCTCCTTCCGTGCAGAAGATGTTCGAACACTATCGGAGCGTGACAGGAAACTCATTCGGTATCTTGCAAAGCACAATCACTGGACACCATTCGCACACCCACAAATTACGCTTAGAATTAAAGCACCGATTTCAATTCGGACACAATTCTTTAAGCACAAGCAAGGATTTGTAGAGAATGAAATTAGTCGCCGCTATGTTGATGAAGTACCTGAATTCTATTATCCAAAGTTTCGACATCGACCATCGGGAAATGCCAAACAAGGAAGTGATGGTTGGTTGGAGTGCGTCGATGGTGGCGGGGAAACGTCTGGTGGATTTGCAACTCACCCTCTCTACGAATCATACAAATCAACCATCAAAAGTGCGTTGAACACATACGAAGATTTAATTGCATCGAATGTTGCACCAGAACAAGCACGGTTTGTACTCCCGCAGGGAATGTATACCGAATGGTATTGGACTGGTTCGCTTGCCGCATACGCAAGATTCTATAAGCAAAGAATCGACGAACACGCACAATGGGAGATTCGAGAGTATGCAGAAGCAGTCGGAAAAATCATTCAGCCCGCGTTCCCAGTTTCTTGGTCTGAACTTACAAAATAATATAGATATAACATTCGAAAAAGGAAAGTAGATTATGCAATACACAAGTGACATTCTTCCAGAGGAATTCCTATCACAATACAAAACCAAGAAACCAAACTGGGGCTATAATGGTCTTGGCGAGATTGTGTACAAGCGTACATATTCTCGACTAAAGGAGGATGGGACAAATGAAGAGTGGTGGGAGACTATTGCAAGGTGTATCAATGGCGCACAGAAGATTGGCGCCGACTACACTAAGAAAGAAGCACAACAACTCTATGATTACATCTTCAACCTTAAATGTAATTTTGCAGGTAGAATGCTTTGGCAGTTGGGCACTACAACCGTTGACCGTTTTGGTGCAAACTCTCTACTGAATTGTTGGGGTGTTTGTATTCGTGACATTGATGACTTCTGTTTCATCTTTGAAAACTTGATGCTCGGTGGTGGTGTTGGATTCTCTATTCGCAAGGAAGATGTTCACGACCTACCTCGCGTTCTACCAGACGTTAGTGTAGCACACGAAAAGACAAATGACGCAGATTACATTGTTCCAGATTCCCGAGAAGGTTGGGTTAAACTTCTAAAGAAGTGCCTGAAGTCCTACTTCTATACTGGTGAATCATTCACTTACTCCACTATTCTTGTTCGTTCTTCTGGTGAAGGTATTAAGGGATTTGGTGGTAAAGCATCTGGTCCTGCCATTCTCATTGAAGGAATTGAAAAGATTGGTGAAGTAATCCGCGAGCGTGAAGGAAAGAAACTTCGCTCGCTTGATGTACTTGATATCTGTAACATTATTGGTTCTGTTGTGGTCGCAGGCAATGTTCGTCGTTCGGCTGAGATTGCTGTCGGCGACCCCGATGACTATCTGTTCCTTCGTGCAAAGCGTTGGGACTTGGGGAATGTTCCGAACTGGCGTGCAATGTCAAACAACACAATCTATGCAGATTCGTATGACCACATTAGCGAAACTGTATGGAAGGGTTATGATGGTTCGGGAGAACCTTATGGTTTCTTTAACCTGCCACTTGCACAGAAGTACGGAAGACTACAGGACAAGAGAAAAGACAAGTGTGAAATTGTAAACCCCTGTGCAGAGATTCTTCTTGAGTCCCACGAATGTTGCAATCTCTCGGAGATGTATCTCAATAACATCAACTCAAAGGCAGAACTAAAAGATTGTGCAAGACTTCTGTATAAGACACAGAAAGCAATTTGTGCTTTGCCATTCATTCACAAGCAGACTGAAGAAGTCGTTCACAAGAATATGCGAATCGGTGTGGGTGTTACTGGTATCTGTCAGTCTCTGGACAAGTTGGACTGGTTGGAAGAATGTTACGATTCACTTCGTGACTTTGACAAGAAGTGGTCAGAGAAGAAGGGATATCCCGAAAGCATTCGACTCACAACTGTGAAGCCTTCTGGCACTCTTTCTCTTCTGTCGGGAAGCACACCAGGCGTTCACCCCGCATACGCAAACTACTTTATTCGTCGTGTTCGTATGTCAAGTGATGATGCACTTGTTGATATTTGCAGAGAAGCAAACTATCCTGTTGAATATGCACGACAGTTTGATGGTACAGAAGATAGAGGTACAGTTGTAGTTGAATTCCCTTGTCATATCAATGGAGATACTATTCTTGCGAAGGATATGACTGCTGTGAAGCAACTGGAACTTGTCAAGGAAATGCAGACTAAGTGGTCGGACAATTCAGTGTCTGTCACCGTATACTACCGCTTGGAAGAACTAGACGAAATCAAGGAATGGATGGAGAAGAATTACGAGAAGTCACTCAAGACTGTAAGTTTCCTTCTTCATAACGACCACGGATTTGACCAAGCACCATATGAAGAAATCACCAAAGAAGAATACGAGAAAATGGCTTCTAAACTTAAGACCATTGAAGGTATCGAAACTGGTGATGTATTAAATGAACTAGAATGTGAAAGTGGCGCCTGCCCAATCAGGTAAAAACTCAAAATATATTTGACACAAGCGTTTATTGGTGTACAATGAACGATTACTAATAAACGAGTATGTCTACATAAGAGACATATTCTAAACGGAGTCGGAGTAGACTCTAACGGTGCTTCCGCACCACCCGTTCTAGCCAACGGTTTGACTTAATCAAAAGGAGAAAAAGTTATGGCTAATTCTAAATGTGAAGTCCAGTGTGGTAACGATGTAGTTACCTCCGCCCTCGGTAAGATTGGTATCTGCCGCTCAATGCTCATCACCCTCGCTCTCGTTCCATTCGCTTGGGATGGCGTCGTTTGGGTTGGTCAGGCACTACAGTCCATCTGGGGCTTGGTAACTAACGCAGTCAACTGAATTTGAAACTCAACAACTAGAGAAGGTAATTTTGCCTTCTCTATCTTTTTATGCTTAAGGAGATAATTATGAGTAAGAAGAAGATGACAATTTACGGCGGCATTGTAGCCGCACTGGTGGCGATGACTTTCGCCGCTCCTGCATTTGCGGAAACCCCTGAGCAACTTCGCCAGCGGGCAGACCGTATGGAACTTGCTGAAGCAAGAGCAGAAGCAACAAAGGCATTGGTACAAGATGTACTTGCTGATGCTGAAACCCGCACAATGTTTCAGGGGAGCAACTCTCCCGTAACTGTAAACCTTGGTGGGTTCTTGCAGACTCGCTATTCGTATAGCGGTGGTGGTGGACTCGAAGCCGAACACGGTTTCAATGTTCCCCGTGCAAGACTTATTCTTTCTGGCGACTTGTTCGACTGGGAGTATAAGGTAAGCGGTCAATGGAGTGACAGCACAAACACTTTCGACCTCAAGGATGCGTATGCACAAGGAGGTCTTTTCGGTGGAACTTTCCGCGTAGGACAGTTCAAATCACCCTTTATGCGTGAGGTTCTTGTTGCACAGCAGGACACCCTTATGACTGACCGTTCCATCGTTTCCAACCAGTTTGGACAGGGACGCTCACAGGGTATCCAGTGGAGTCGTGACTTCGGTCGATTCGACTTCGCAGGTGCATACACTGATGGATTCAACACTGCAAACGGTGCAGGTGTTCAGAACGGACAGGCTTTCACTGCCCGTGCTGGCTTTGATGTTCTTGATTGGTGGAACATCGGTGCAGCCATTTCGTACAACGATTTGGTAGCAACTGATTACACCACATACACCATCGACACCAAGGTCGCCTTTGGTGGTCTTGACCTGACTGCTGCCTATGTTGCAACTAGTGGAGACGCTGGTGACAACTGGGGTACAACCGTACAAGCAGGTTATATGTGTATGGACAACTTCCAAGGTTTCGTTGCATACGAGTATGGCGAACTTGAAGGTGTTTCCGAGAATCTAAGCACATTCACTGTTGGTGGAAACTACTTCATCAACGATAATGTCAAGTGGACAACCGATATCGGTTATGCACTGAACGGCATTAACGGTGCTTGGGACTTGGGAGAGACTGGATGGCGTTCAGGCGACTCTGGTGAGTACGTTGTTCGCACCCAAATTCAGATTTCTTTCTGATAACGAGATTCAATTCTCGAACGTGAAACAGCCTCCCGTACTGCGGGAGGTTGTTTTTTTATACATATAGTACCAATCACTCAATTTCAAGGAGTTTAAAAATGACACTACAGAACCGAATCTGGGCAGCAAGAATCCAGAGATTACCACAAGAAGAAGTCAACGAAGTACACCTACTTGGACTAAATGTTCTCGTTGGCGAAAAGGTTGGCAAAGTAACCAAACAAGTCGAAAGTGACGCGACAGGTGAGCGTTATGAAGTCGAACTCGAAGACGGAACTTCCGTCGAAGTAGGACAACACGAAGTTCAGATTGCAGACGCTGATGCAGGCGAAGGTGAACCATCTGACGATATTCAGGCTGAAGAGACTGAGCAAATCGACGAGTATGGCGCTCCAGAAGAAGAAGAAGAAACCGCTGATTACGATACCTTCTTCAAAGCCGCACTCAAGAAGTTTGGTGTAGAAGACCCAGGCGACTTCAAGTCCGAAGAGGACAAGAAGGAATTCTTTAACTACATCGACAAGAACTTCAAAGGAAAGAAAGAGAAGAAAGAATCCTTCTCCGACAAAGAACTTGCACACTTCGAGTCCGTTTTAAAAAAAAACGAGACATTAAACTTAGATGAAGCACAATACAAAGCAAAAGACAAAAAAGGATATGAGCGTCTAATGAATGATGTCACACACGCAATGTCCAAAGGTCTAGTTGCTAAAGGTGGTGCCGTTGGTGACTACAAGAAGTTTACCGTAGACATCAAGTTCAAGGATGAGAAAAGTCGTAAGAAGTTTGAGAAGATGAACAACCTCAACTAATCAAAAAAACATTTCAATAAAAAAAGCCCCCTCCGAAAAGGGGGCTTTCTTTATGTTTATAGGTTTCTCTATCCTATCATCCACCACCCTTGCTAGGTGGTGCGTTAAAGGAAGGCGAAATCTGCGTGAGGATGGCATCTTGGTCTGCCTTGGCAGTGGTAGTGGATATTCTCGCACCCCGTACCAAACGAACATCGCAATCGTTTGCAAGTTGCTTGAGTCCGTTTCTTGCGGTGCCTGCACCAACAATACCCAAGGTGTGTCCAGCGATTTCGAAACCAATCCAAGGTTCATTTTCGTAATCGAAGCCCATAACAACAATCTTGTTATTAATTTCTCCCGTAAGGATTCGATAAGGAACACTTCCAGTCAATCCCTTACAATCTGGATAGAGGAATCCAGAGTAACCCTTAAGTTGGGTAATAGTTGCTCCAGCATTTGCTGGTACTTGAGCAAGGTCTAGCATAACATTATTGAAGTTCTTGGCATCTTGTCCTGTTCCACCAGCGGTTCTCCCTGCGTTCGGGAAGAATGGATTTACATCATCCATTTGAAGAATACCAAGAGAGATTCCGCTAATAGTACCAATTCCAGGTCCAGAGGCACCAGAAACACCATCTACATAACCTCTGACAACGGTGGCGTTAAATCCTTTGTAATCATCCAAGTGCCAGGATTGAGGCGGATATGTCCAGAAGCCTGGGGTGGAAGGCGAGAAGCCTGATTGGTATCCAGAAGACGCACCTGAACTGTCAGAGGGATACGTCCTCAACTTACCAACGTGGGCAGCAATTGTTAATGGTGGTTCGGCGTAGGATGAGTTTCTTTCTGCGGAACCGACAATTACGTTTGGAATTGTTGTTCTTGAAGTAATAAATGTCTGTGTCAGTTTACTACAAGTATCCTTAAACAAATTGATGCTATAGTTATTTGTATTACCAATCATTTTGAAGGTAGCCCGTTCTTTGTATATCTGGCCCATTTGTGACCAATCGGGATTTCTGTTTAAGTAGAGGTTAGTAATAGTACACCCTCTCTGCAATTCGTCTTGGTAGAAGTTATAGTTACCTGCACCATTAATAGTCATACTATCAAAGTGAGTATTTGTGCTAAAGTTTCTGCTTCTCAACCAGTCATAAAACATATAGTGATGAGTGTGAACTTCAGGAATTCTGACGCAAGGACAATTATCAATGTATTCTGCTACATACAGTCCTAATCCTTCGTTTGGACCAGAAGCACCGTAAGTCGAACAGTGTCCATTTACCATATTGATACCAAGTCTAGCGGCAGTTCCTCGGGTCGATGTGAAACTCCCGATATGTCGTTCTTTCCTAAACAATACATCGCCATATCCTTCGCCGATTGTAAGTTTTTCCAACTTACCTGCGGTGCTACTACCATCGAACCATTTATTGTCACCAGTTGTTCCACCATAAAGACATTCTGTGTATGGCCAAGTTTCACCAGACATTCCAGACGCTCCGTCTAGGAATGCATTTTGGATTTTGTCAAAAACTACACTGTCTCCTGCTTTTGGCCAAGTTGCAGGTGTAATGAAGTATTGTGCAGGTGGGTCGATGTGACCGCCTTGGCTTTCTCCGCCTTGGTCGTATTCGTCATTATATCCACCAGTTCCGCCGGCGGGAACTGCCCAGTTGGCCGCAAGGTTCCAGTTGTTTTGTTTACCAATAAAGTGTCTATTGTCGTGATTTAGACCAAGTTGTAGGGTATTGGCGGACGTACCTGTCATTCCCTTTTGGCCTTTCCAGTAATAAATCTGTCCCATTTACGCTCTCCTGATGAATGGTTTCGGATAAGTATCATTCGATGAATTATGTATACTCTATGTATGCATATGACAAAGTGGCTAATATTTTGTTTTTATTGCAAATGACAGCCACTTCTCTTATAAATATTCTATGGAATGAAAGTAGTTAAATTCTCGTATCTCTTAGCAACTATACTATGTTTAACAAGTTGCGCCGCAACTGCACCTGTTCCTCCCCAAAAAGAAATAACCAAAAAAGCACCAGCGACTCATACTTATCTGGATGAGTTTCCGTTTGACCCATATCCTTTCGTGGGTGCTATCAGTCATTCTGATGGTACGCTGATAGGAAGTGCAGTTGTAATTGCACCAAACATTCTTCTTACCGCCGCACACGTTACCGAAGGAAGAGAAGATTTAAAGTTTGTCGAATATGATGGTGATGAACACTGCGTGAAAGAAGTAATCTACTACCCAAGTTATATTCCCGAAACTCTTAAACACGACATCGCAATCGTCGTACTTGAAACCGAATCAGACGAACAACCAGTTGAGTTTGTAGAGACTACATTCAAACGAATGAATTTGGTTACCGCAGGTTACGGAACAGGGAAAAAACGATTCAGTAACTACGGAGTGTTCTGGTACTATGGTAGACTCATAGGAACACCTCAATTTATGATTATGTTGCCACTTGAAGGAACTATGTGGTTCGGTGATTCTGGTGGTGGAGTGTTCACCCTCGACAACAAACTAGTAGGAATTATGTCGTACTTCCAGGCAACTCGTTCTGGTAAGATTTACGAAAATGGTTGTGCAAGTATCGAATATTACAAGCCTTGGATTGAAGGGATAGTGGAATCGAAGACTTTCTGATACTCTTAATATTCATAATCATCATTTTCTTCCCCCTCGATGAATCTGAATAAATACTATATG